TCGGTCTCTTCCTCGATCTTGATGTCGGTCATCGGTCCCATCCTCCGGAGTAGCGGTCGCCCTGGGTGGGCGCGTTGTTCTCGGTTATTCGCGATTGCACTGGCGCAGCGGCAGCGCGCGCACCATGCGCCGGAGCGCTGAACAGATCCGGAACTGGCTCCAGTTCGGCCTCAAGCGCCGACCATTCGTGCTCACGCACCATGTCCAGCTTCACCGCCGGAGACAGCGCGGCCCACAGCGCGTAGACGAAGGTATCGAGCGGCTCGTTGCGCTTTCCCTTCGGGCAGATCCAGCGTTTGGCGGCAAGGTCGAAGTACTCGACCGTCAGCCCTTCGTAGTAGCTGCTGGGCAGCGCACCCGGGTCAGGCCTGAGCGGGTCGAATGGCTCACCGCGGCCGGCCGGGAAGCGGATCATTCGCTGCGCGATGTCCTCGGCATTGCCGGTGCGCTCGGCCTCGCTGATGCGATGACCGTCGGCGTTGAGCCAGCCGTAGATGATGTGCTTAAGAACGCTGGTACCCGCACCCCACACGCCCACGCTACGCGCGAGGGTCTGCTCGCGGAAGTTGACCTCGGATTTCTTCGGACGGTACACCGCGCGCTCCGAGTTCAGCTCACTGCGGCCGCGCACCAGGTAGACGTGCTGCGCTTTGACGCGATCGCCGCAGGGGATCATGCGCTGCTTGCCGCTGAGCCCGACCCGGGTCTTAACGTACTGCGCGACCATTTCGGTCCAGTTGCCACCGTCGATGGCAACGGCGCGGATATGCACCTGCTGGCCGTTCCGCTTGGCATAGCTGCGTTGCAACCAGGCATCGAGGTCTGCGTAGCCTTCGGGAAGCGATGGATCGCCAGGGATCACTGCATAGTCGATCACCCGGGCATGCTGTCCGCGGCCCCAGCCAATGACCTGGACCTCGAATCGGTCGTGCTGGCAGTCGACGCCGGCGGTGAGAATCAGCGCGCCGTCAGGCACCGTTCCCAGGTGCACACCAGCTTCCGCGCGCCGTTCGATCTCGGTGTGATCCTGCGCCTGGCGTTCGCCTTCGAAGACCTCGCCCAGGATCAGGTTGCGGAAGCTCGCCTGCTTGGCCGGGTTGGCGTCGGCCTCGGCGCGGCGGTCTGCGATGTCGCGCCAGCTGAGCCCCAAGCCCGAAGGACAGTAGGCGGCCCAGATGTGGTAGCTGCGATGCGTCGGGTCGGCAGACGGATTGGCCGGCACCCAGCGGGCGCCTCCGGGGTTGTCCGCGGTGGCCTCGGCCAGCATGCGCTCTTTGTGGTGCTCCTCGATGACGCCGCCGCAGCCGCCTTTGCCGCCGCACACGAAGGTGCCGTCTGGCTGCAGATGATCGATCACCAGCGGCTGCAGGTGGCCGCAGTGCGGGCACGGCACGTGGTAGTAGCGCTGATCGCCGTCGTGGAAGTCGGCGTCGATGTTGCTGAGCCCGGCCACGGTGGGCGTGCAAGCGCGGTAGATCTTGGCGCGGTCGCCGTAGGACAGCGCACGGGCCTCGACCTGTTCCTTGGCGCCGCCCTGGCCGCCGAGGTCGCGCGGGTACTCATCGACCTCATCGAGAAACAGGAAGCGCGCGGTGCGCTGGCGCAGCTGGTTGGAGCTGTTCGCCCAGATCACCCACAGCGTCCCGCCGGGGAACAGCTTCTCAAGGGTGTTGTTGGACTCGATGCGCTCGGCCAGCGCCGGCATCATCTCGACGGCGGGCTCGAACTTGCCGGCGGACCAGCTGCGCGCCAGATCCTTGACCGGCTGGCTGACGATCATCGAGTCCAGGCCCAGGGCGATGACGTAGCAGGCCCAGTTGATGCCGACCTCGGTGGCGCCGATCTGCGCCGATTTGCGGAAGCTGACGGTGCGCACCGGCGAGTGCTCGCTCAGCGCGTCCATGATCTCGCGCAGGTAGGGCGTGCGAGACGTGCGCCAGCGGCCGGGCTCGGCTCCGCTGCCCTTGGCGATGACGCGGTGCTGATCGGCCCACTCACTGACGGTGATGCGAGGCGGAGGCGTCCAGCCTTGGGCCCAGGCTTCGCAGACGGAGGCGAACCCGTCAGCCAGCGGAACGTCGTACCGGAAGCTGTCCAGGCTCATGCTGCCTGGTTATCCGGCCTGGACGCAGCAGCGACGCTGGCGGCCGCGGCCTGCAGGTCATCGCAGATCAGCCGAACCTCAGCATCGACCAGCGAGTCGCACTCGCGCGGGTCGCTGCTGGCGGCGAGCTGCGTGCGCAGCCGCGAGCCCATCGTGCGCAAGCGCTCCTGTGCCTGGCGAGCCACCGTGAACGCGGCGCGCTGGGCATCCTTGCGGCGCACCAGGTCACCGGCCTCCTCGCCCAGCTCAAGCTCCGCCAGCCGCGCCTTCGCCAGGCGCTCGCGGCGCACGGCCTCCGCTACGCTGACGCCTGGGAGATCGACCACACCGCCAGATGCCGATGCACCTGGCCGCGCAGCAGGCGCAGAACGATCGCCGCCTCGAACCGGATTCAGCTCGCCAGCGAGCTTGGCGTCGGAGGCATCCCGGTCGATCCGGCCCTCGGCATCCACCACCAGCCGGCCCTGGCGCTTGAACCGCCTGATCAGGCTGTCGCTACGCCCACAATGCGCTGCGTACTCAGCCGTCGACAGCCAGACCGTGCTCACCTACTCCCCCTCGGAACCAAAACCGGAACCCGGAACACGCACGAAAACTGCGGCCATGCCACCCGCATCGGGCGAGGCTCGGATAGGACCCGCGACCAGCCGGAAGTGGACACGCTCACAGCATGAACCTCGCCTGCGCGATGGATCGATATGCGGTGAGCTTGCACACGCCGTACTTCTCAACCAGGTCTTCGGCCAGCACGCACAACGGCACACGCAGCAGGTCAGGCATCGCCGCAAGATCCGATGCGATCTGGTCGACGGTGCGCTGCTGATCGGCAGCCACTTCGGCATGCGCTTGTGCCGCTGTCACGGCGCCATACTCCGGGCCAACGCTGCGCAGATCGAGTCCACCCGATCCTTGTTGCGCTGCTGCTGTTCCTCGGTGAGCACCACCGCAGGCAGCGCCACCGGCTCAGGCCGAGACGGCAGCGCCGCGATGAGATCCGCCATCTGGGGCCACACCCGCTGCCGAGTACGCAGCCTGTAGAACGCCCCCTCGAACCGCGCAACATCCGCCTCGACCCAAGTGCCTGCCCGCAGATCCCACAGGTCCTGTGCCCAGACCTGCACCGTGGCCTCTAGCATGTCCGCGGCCGGGCAGCGCTCCAGCCCGAGCGCGTACAGCCGGGCGATGCCGGTGCGGATGGCACGGTCAAACCAGGGCGGAATGGCTGATGGCTGGGACTTCTGGGCGGTCATGGCCCTGGGCTCCGAGGATGGATTCGATGGCTTGGCGGGTCTTTGACTTCGCGGGCGCCGGGCCGGCCCTCGCCTGGTTCGCGCTGCTGAAGCGCTCTGCGCGCTGGCTGATCGCTGCCTGGACCACGTACGGGCCCGGCTTCCCGGGGTAGGCGGCCGCCATCGCCTCCAGCTCGACGACCGTGCCGCCGCCGGCCATGAACTCGACCAGCTTCGGGTGCATCGCGTTGATCGACACCCCGCGCTTTCGAAGGGCCACGGCCGCCCGTACCTCCGGCCGGATCTCGGCAACCTCCACCTCCTCGGCCTCACACACACCCCCGCGCGCGCTGTTCGTAGCGTGGTGTGTGTTTCTTGCCTCAGTGGTAGGTATAGGAGTTGGAGTTGGAGTTGGAGTTGGAGATGGGGCATTGCCCTTCGATGCGATGGGCAATGCAGATTCATGCGACCCGCATTGCGGCTCGATGCGATCCGCATCAAACCCTTGCCCCGCCTCACTCTCAGAGGGTGCATGTTTTGCGGCCGCATCGCCGGCGCCCGTGCCCGAATCGACACCCTTGCGGCCGCGCTTTGGCGACGGCGGGTCATCGCATTGCCAGCCCTTCTTCTTCCACCGAGCGTTGGCCGCCTTCTTGCCAGCCTTCGAGCGCATGGTGGCGCCCGCCGCAAACGGGTTATGGTCCGCCCAATCGTGCAGATGCCGACCGCCCGGCTCGCCGTCGAGAAACCCCACCTCGGCCAGCGCACGCACGAAGGCGTCCGGCTCGCCCTGCCAGTCGGCAGCAAGCTCGATGTCTTCGTCCGACATGCCCGACAGATCACCGTCCGGCTTGTTCGCCGCCGTCCACGCCCACAGCATCACCAGGCGGAACGCGCCATCGCCACCCAAGCGGCGGATCAGCTTCCGTGTTTTCGGGTGCCCGCCGAGCCCGACCGCAATGCGCACATCAGTCGCCACTCAGTTCCTCCACCTGTTTGATGGCCTCGCGCAACCGCTCAAGCATGCGCTGCCGCTTGACTGGATCCTTGAGCGCCTCGCGCTCGGCCTGGTAGTCGCGCTTGTTCAGCGCGCGCTTCACCCACGGCTTGCGCGCCGGATCCGCCAGCGGCGGCAGCGGCCTCTTGCGCCTACTCACACCCCACCCCGCTCGCACCACATGATCAGCGCGGCGATCTTCGGGCAGGCCCAGGCATCGATGCGCTCGGACGCGCTGAACGCGCCCAGACACTCGCACAGCCAGGACACCAGCACCGTTGCCGACAGCGGCAGCATGGCGAACAGCGCGATCAGCCGGCGGGCGCTCACGCCACGCGCCCCATCAGAACGCGGCGGAGGGCTCGCACCTCCTCCTCCAGCTCGCGGTTCTGCTTCTCCAGCGCGCTCTCCTTGCGCCGGATCCCGTGCAGCTCATAGCCACGGTCGTGCAGCATCCACATCACCGGGGCATCGTTGCCGCAGTGGTCCATGAGCCGGGCCAGCTTCGGCCAGACGATGCCTTCGGCACCGCTCTGCCAGCGAGAAAACTGCGCCTTGTCGACGCCCATGGCCAGCTGCAGCTCTTTGTCGAAGGCGAAGCCCGCGACCTTTGCGCACAGCTCGATCGCGCCGCCGAGTGAGCGCTCGCGCTCGATCTCCTCAGGGCGCACTTCCACAGGCAGGGAAAGCTGGCTGCTCATCGCTGCGCAACCTCGTTGATTGGCGTTGAGAGACTCGGCCGGACACGATGAAAGCCATGGACGACCAGACGAGAAAAACCCCGACCCGGCCAAGCCAGCCCGAGGGGATGGCGGGCCAGCGAACGGCTGGGGGCACCGTGGCCGGGCCGGGGTATGCGATCACCCTGCGCACGCTGCGCGGGATGGGTGGGGAGGTGCTGGCCGTGCTGCTCGGCCAGGGCGGCGGCGCCCCGGTGGTAGGCTGTGGTTTCCACACACACAGAACCACCACCGGAGGCCGCCATGGCAGACAACGTCAACAGCACCACCAGCCCCAGCCGCAAGCAAGCAGCGCTGGACATCACCTGCGCGTTGCTGGCGACAGGCCAGTTCACGCACTCGAACCCACAGGAGTCAGCCCAAGTAGCCGTGGAACTGCTGAATCTCGTCGAGCACGAATTGAGCGTTCCACAAACCCGGCATCGCAAATCAGGCTGAAGTACGCATCGGAGGCTTCCTTCATGGCAGCCTCCATCGACAGCGTCTCGTCCGCGACTCTCAGCAGCCCGGCCAGGTGCATAACGCGGCAGACGTCGGCCTGGACATCCGCTATCGCGCCACGGCAATCCGCGGTGCGATCAAGGCCCTGCGCGTCTTCGTATTCCTCGCCCATGGGGCACTCCTGGTTGATTCCGCACTTCTTCGGCCGCTCGGTCAGCGCTTCGTCGAGCGGGTTTGAGCTCGCCATCTCAGGCCGCCTCCCCCTGCTTATGCGCGCCCTGCTCCGCCTCTTCCGGCACCCAGATGTCAGGCCGCAGGCTTTCCTTGGTGACCGCACCGTCGGTCGCGGCCTCGATGCGCCGTGCCATGTCCGGCGACGGCCGCTTGTTCCGCCAGCGCTTGGCCAGCTGCCAGAGGTAGACCGGGTCGGTGCCCAGGTCGCGGGCCAGCTGCGCACGCCGCTGGGTGTCTGCGATGTAGTCGGAGAGGTCCATGTCGACATTTAGCCCTCAACTAACGCATATCGTCAAGCCCATGGCGCAACGTTTGGCGTTAGCGGGCGGCTATCCTCCCGACATGGATGTATTCGAATTCCGGCGACACAACCTCGCCAGCCTGGTCGCTAGCCTCGAGAAGCGCGGCACGACAAAGAGGAAGGATCAGGCCCAGCGACTAGGGGGAATGAGTTCGTCCTACCTCAGCCAGCTGCTGGGCGGGAAGAAGATGGGCGAAGACGTTGCACGCAAGATCGAGGCTGAGGTCGGCCAGCCACGCGGCTGGATGGACCAGGATCACCGCGACGTTCCCGGCGAGGCAGTTCCGGCCATTCGCGACGCCCCCACCATCGAATCCCTGATGAACGAATTGGGACCTCGCCTGAAGAAGGCGCCGCCCCATATCCGCGAGCTGGTTGGCCA